CTTTTCTCTTATATTTCCAATTCGTCAGCGCAAGTGAGGACATATGAAGCAAACAGGAGTACCCACAATGGATGCCGTGGCAGTATTAGAACTGTTACAGGCACGTGCTGAATTGTTGTTCGATGGAGAGCAGCCGTTTTCCCCCGTATCATGCAATTTTGATGTGGGGGACGGAGAGGAAGCGGTGTTGCTACATGGCAACCTGGCTTATCTTACTGGATGCGAGCCGCTAGACCTATCGGTGCCAGACGACAAGATGCGGCTCGCCTGCTTAATCAACTTGCGAATCTTAGAGGGATACGCACGGCTCAACCGAACGTTGCTTACCGTGATGTACCCAGAGCCAGCACTATAGTTTGTCGCCCCGTACCTGACGCTACGGGGCGCTTATCCCAGTTTTTCAACCTGGCCCAGTTCCACCACCGTAATGTCTGGTATTCTGCCGTCAGGATCGCTTCTTATGGTTAGAATCACCATATATCTGCCATTACCCAACGACAATAGCCTTTGCAGCAGCTTAGCCCAGGGCCGCTTTACCTGAATCGCTACCGTAGCAACTTCGTTTGCTGTACTGTTGCTGTCCCATCTGCTGATATCGTCCATGGTCACTCCCGTATGGTTATTATCTCTACTTCGCAACGACATCTGATATGGGCAGGTGGAGATAACAAGTCCGGGCCGAACCGACCCTTATCGTCGCTGACCTCTCCATCCAGTGGCCGACAAATGGGACAGACGCGCTCATCACGCTTAGTACGCCAAATCAAATAGTCTACTTCGTCTACGTGTGCCATTAACAGCCGGGCGGCCTCATAGATGGCTGCTGTTAGAGCGCCAACGGTCATAATCTGGATACGGCTGTCGGCGAATATGCTGCCAACATCTGCCACCAAGCCGTCCGTTGGCTGATACGACTCATACCATATCGGTATGAGCTCCCATAGCTGCATGGCAGTCGTTTCGTCCAGCTTTTCCACCATATCTTCCGCCAAATCGTGCGCCCACACACTCCCTAGCTGCTGGATCGTGCGCCGTATCGTTTCCGATACCTCCAGATCGCGCAAATACCTGGCTAACGCCCACAGAAACACACGCACGCTGTACATCTCCAATATCCGCCCCATGGCCGGGGGGCGGCTTTGTCTAATCCACTGGCGCAATACCCGCCAGCCAGCCGGCGCTTGCTTCACCACCACGGCCGGAGGTGACCACTGTGCCCGCTGTAGCTTGGCGTCGCTGATTCCAGCTACACGAAATAGGTTGTCCTGCTGCACTAAAAACTGAGCCAGCATCGCCCCAAACAACTCTGCCTCATGCCGCTCACGCTGACGATCATCACTTTCCTCTTGGCTAACCCGCACCGTTATTGTCACACCTGCTTCTCCGGTTCTCTGGTGATGCCCATGCTGTCGGGCTTGTCTGGCTTCGTAGGTACTACCGGCTCCCCACCGATCACGTCTACCCGCGGGAAATACTCTCGAATGAATGATTCCGGATCGATAATGCCACCTACCGAAAATATGGTCTCGGCTACCAACCGGGCCGTCTCCGCCTCCGCCTTGTCGTCCTGCGGAATAATGCTAGGCCACTGAAACGATACGCCTCCGTTTGTCGGCATCGGTAATACGCCAGCATACACAAGGCGCTTGATTAGCGGACGCAGAATCGCCGTCTCCGCGTATGTCTGCCGCCGCGACCGTATCAGCCTATCCCACGCCCGTTCATCCTGATTAGACGCCAACTCCCCACGCTCTGCACCGATTAAAATGCGCTTGGGAATACCCGTGGCTGCCGAAATCATCGTTAGGTACACGTCAACCAACGCCGTAGGATCGGTTACCTGTCCCGGCACCTTCTCCATCTCCACGCCTTCTGCTATGAACAATCTACGCAGATTGTTTACGAAGTCACTGGCCTGATCCTCTAGCTCCTTGCGCTTCTCGATTGTCGTGGGTAACTTGTGCCCCTCCTTCGTGCTCAAAAACACACCGCTGTCCAGCAACTTCCATGCCGCTTCACCCACGGCAGCCAACACTTTTTCAAGATTGTACAGGTCGTTAAACACCGCCTTCATGCGGGGCGTACCGTAAATCTCGCTTGTATCCGCATTGTCGATTACGTGGACACAGCGCGACCAGTGAACCCGCATCGTTGCCAATGTGCCACTCCCAAGTTCCTGCTCCAGCATGTAGTAACGGGGTAATCCAAAACGTGGGCTAGTAGGATCATTCTCAAAATCCTCAATCCTAGCCGAACCTTCATGGTAGACCGATAGGTACAGCAAATCATCCAACTTTGCCCCAGTGCCCCGCTCTAACGGCTGATCCAACATCTTGCCGTCTCTAATGCCAAGCAACAGCACCCCATATTGGCCGATGCCCGCTATTCTATCCAGCCAGTTCAGATAGTGAAGAATGCCTCTTGCCCCGACACCGTTGTCCGTATCAATATCTACGCGTTCATCTATATAGCCGGTCGCCAGCTTATCCCATGCCTCCACAAACGGCGTTGTGTCCGACGCATCACCAAATATAGGCCCATCACGCACTTCGGGTGCCGACATCCATGTATCGTTAGGTGCAGCAACCACCACGCGGTGGGCTACACCATGCCGCAGATAATAGGCGTAGTAGTCGTCAAAAGACAGTATCTTGCGGTACCCCGCCGTCTGATAAATGTCACGTGTACCACCGTGAGAATACCCTAGCAGCCCCCCATTTATGGCTGCTCTGTCGCTAAGCAGGCTGTTTACAGCCAGCATCACATCATGGTCTTTTGTTTTTGTGGTCATATCACACCAGCCTCTGTAGGTTCATCTTCGCTTATGAGCAGCGATACGGCTGCATCTACGCACAACAATTCAGACATCAGCAGATCGTCGTGCCCTTCTTCTTCCGGCACATCAGCCGATACACGGCGATTGGTGCGCGCCTTTAACCTGGCGTGCCCACGTTGCCACCAGGTATGAGCAGTTGGGTTATTGGCTGGCGGCGCTTCCTGTCTCGCAATCTGTAGGATGTCCAGATCGCTTTCAGGCTTGTAGTCGCGCAATGTGCCCTGATTGATGAGCATCAGGTAATTGAACGCCATACGGCTTTGCGCCGTCCACGTGCCCGTGAAC